TAACAGCGCGTATCCCGGTGGTGATGGCGTGGCACTGAACAGTGCCTCCCACCCCATTGTGAACGGCACTTTCAGCAACTTGCTGTCCACCGCCGCCAACCTGTCGCAGACATCGCTTGAGCAGTTGCTGATTCAGATTCGCCAAGCTGTTGACAACAACGGTAAGAAAATCCGTTTGGTTCCACGTCAACTGGTGGTTGCACCGGGCAACGTGTTCCAAGCTGAAGTTTTGCTGAAGTCAGTGCTTCGCGCTGGTACAGGCAACAACGATGTCAACCCAATCAAGTCTATCGGCTTGCTGGACGAAGGCGCTGCTGTTCTGTCCCGTTTGACTTCTTCTACCGCATTCTGGGTGCAGACTGATGCTCCGGAAGGCATGAAGTTGTTGATGCGTCGCAAGCTAGAGAAGACGATGGAAGGTGACTTTGAAACCGACTCCATGCGTTACAAGGCTACCGAGCGTTATCAGGTGGGCTTCACTGACCCCCGTGCCATGTACGGTACACCGGGCGTTTAAAGCGCCGCAGGGGTTGGGATAAAACCCAGCCCCTTTTTTTTAATTTGTATTTGTCAAACTTTTCAAGGAGAAGACAAAATGCCCCAATATTCAGACGACCTATTCTTAGGCCCAGCACAGACATTTATGGGTACGGGCCTGCGCCCTTACACATCGACCTTCACAGGCTCGATGGCAACAACGACACTGACAGTCACCGCGCTTTTGAGTGGCGCACCCATCGTAGTTGGTATGTATGTTGACGGTAGCAGCGTGACCGATGGCACATACATCACCGCATTTGGGACAGGCTCTGGCGGTGTAGGTACTTATACGATTAACCAATCGGTAACCGCCTCCAGCACCACTATGACTGCGCACACCAATGTGCCGCCTGACAATCCATCTCCTATGGACTTGGGTGTTGGCCCTCTTGGTCGCATTTACGTTTGGGACATTGTTCCTCAAGCCGCTGTGACCAACAACATTGCCGCGTCGCAAACTGCCGCTGCCGCTGGTACTGTTACCCTGACTGCTGGTACTTCAGTGAAGTCGGTCACTACCGCTGGTGGCTTAACAGTGTTGCAGTTGGACTGCCCTCGCGCTGTCAAGGTGAACTGCTCCACAACTGCCCGTGCATTTACGGTCAGCGGTTACGACTACTACGGACAAGCAATGAGCGAAGTTATTACTGTGGTAACCGCTGCCACTGCTGTGACTGGTTTGAAGGCTTTTTACCAAATCTCTGGCGTGACTATTGCTGGTTCTGCAACCGCTGTTGTAGTTGGTACAAGCGACGTTCTAGGTTTACCAGTTCGCGTGTTCAACGTGTCCTACGTTGCCAGCGTCAAGAGCAACAACACACTGGCGCAAGACGCTGGTACGTTTGTAGCTGCCGCGACAGCAACAGCCACGACCACCACTGGTGATGTTCGCGGTACATACACCCCTGCCACTGCATCGGACGGTATCGTTCGTACAACAATGGGAATTTTGTTGCCAGCCATCGCTGTCGGCCCTAACGCTACTCGCGTTGGCGCTCTTGGCGTAACTCAAGCCTAAAGGAGAGCATCATGGGTCAATTTAAACCAATGGTCAAGATGGAGACTACCGAGCCTTCAGTAATACTGAAACTCGCTAAAGGTGGTCACGTCAACATGAAAAAAGGCGGCAAGGCAGAAGCTGGTCACAAGAAGATGGCTATGGGCGGTGTCCCCTCGGGTTCCGCTATGTCGTCGCTCATGGGTACACCAGCCCTTGTCGGTCGTCCTGCTGTCAACGCCCCTGTCCGCGCTCCCGGCAAGCCCCCTATGGCTATGCGTCGTAGGGCAATGATGACACGTCCCGCCGCACCTCCAATGGCTGCACCTCAAATGGCTGCACCTCAAATGGCTGCACCACCCATGAAAAAGGGCGGTATGTCTGCTTTCGAAAAGTCTGGTAAAGACGTTGAAAAAAAGGGTATGCCGGAAGGTTCTAAAGCTGATATGGCTTTGGATAAAAAGCAAATGGCTGGCATGAAAAAAGGCGGCATGAAGCGCATGGCTGAAGGCGGTATGTCTGATATCGCACAAGACAAGGCCATGATTAAGAAGGCTTTTAAGCAGCATGATATGCAAGAGCATAAGGGCGGCAAAGGCACTTCTTTGAAGCTGAAGCATGGCGGTATGCACAAGATGCCTGACGGAAAAATGATGAAAAACTCCGCCATGAAAAAAGGCGGTATGGCTACAGGTGGCGTAAGTCTTGGAAATGCTGGCGGCTTTAAAACTGGTGGTGTTGCTTTAGGCAATGCTGGTGGTTTTAAAGAAGGCGGCATGACTATGGTTGAAAAGGACGGGAAGATGGTTCCCAACTTTGCGGCTGATGGTAAAGGCAAGATGAAAAAGGGCGGCAAGATGAGCGGCGGCATGATGGGCTACGCTACTGGCGGCGTGACTATGGGTAATGCGGGTGGCTTCAAAATGGGGGGCAAAACCTCAAAAAAAGCCTACGCGACGGGGGGAACTGTTAATTCAGGTCGCGCCGTCGCCATGCCGCAAGGCAATAAGCCAGCCGCACCATCAGTAAAAATCAATCAATTGGCTGGTACTTACAAGAATGGTGGCAAAGCAACTCCTGCCGAATCTGTTTTGATGAAGAACAACAAGGCAGAAAATGCAACCGCTATGCGTCAAGCAAAAACGCAATCCAACATAAAATACATGGCTGGTGGTGGGTCTACTTCTGATAAAGAGATGGATATGTCAAAAGGCGCTTACGATGCTTCCAAAAAGCACAGTATGGAGCTTGAGGACGCAATGAATCCCCTGAGTATGGTCAAAGAGCTTTACGGCAAAGCCCGTGATGCGTTCCGACCCAAAGGCGAGGGTTCTGTGACCAAGACGGAGAAATCAGTCACGGTTACGCCAGCAGGTAAAAAGCGCGGCGGAATGGCTTGTTAAAAACGAGTAGGGGCTTCGGCCCCTGCTTTCTTTGGAGATTTAGATGACAATAACTGCTACATCGCAAACATTGTTTGATGGCGAACGAGTTGCCATTATGAAATTTTATGCGTCGATGAGTACAACAGAGAATGAATCTGCTGTTGCAAAAGTAACTCCTTCGGCGCTGTTGCCATCCAACGCGGGTGGCGCTTGTGATGCTGTGACTATTTTGAAATGCACGGCAATGACGCATGGCTTGGAAGTCCAAATGAATTGGAAGGCAAGCACGCCCGTGGTCATTGAAATAATCCCGCCAAATACAAACTACACGCAAGACTACTCAAGTTTTGGCGGTTTGTGGAACAACGCAGGCACAGGCAAAGATGGTGTGATTACATTTACAACTCTTGATGGTAATGCAGGAGATGCGTACACAGTCATTCTTGAGATGCAAAAACATTACGTTAATCCTTTAGGTTAATCATGCCAAGCAAATCACCAGCCCAACATCGTCTAATGGCGGCAGTTGCGCACAATCCTGAGTTTGCCAAAAAGACTGGCATACCAACTAAAGTTGGCAAAGATTTTGTCAAAGCAGATGCAAAAATGGCTGGAGGTGGTTTGTACGCAAACATCGCCGCCAAGAAGCAGCGCATAGCCTCCGGCTCCGGCGAAAAAATGCGCAGTGCTGGCAGCAAGGGCGCTCCTAAACCCAGCGACTTCAAAAATGCAGCCAAGACCGCCTCCTATAAAGATGGTGGCTCAACGGTAAACGCTGCGGGTAACTACACCAAGCCAGAGTTGCGCAAACGCATTTTTAATGATGTGAAATCTGAGGCTACTGCTGGTACAGGTGCTGGTCAATGGTCGGCCCGTAAAGCCCAATTGGTTGCCAAGCGTTATAAAGACGCTGGCGGTGGTTATAAATGACTTGGTCAAAAAAATACAAAGCGTCAATCAATTGCGATAGCCCAAAAGGTTTTTCGCAAAAAGCGCATTGTGCCAGTGTCAAAAAAGCTGGTGGGGGGCTTGCTGAACCTCAAAAATCTTTGAAAGCATGGGGCGACCAAAAATGGACAACCAAAAGTGGCAAAAAGTCTTCTGAAACAGGCGAACGATATCTTCCTGAAAACGCTATCAAAAACATGAGTTCTTCTGAGTACGCAGCCACCACAAAAGCAAAAAGAGAAGGCAAGTCATCAGGCAAGCAGTATGTAGCCCAGCCAAAGAAAATTGCGGAAAAAACATCCAAATATAGGTATTTTTAATCATGGCTAAAAAGACCCCATCTCTTGCCGTTGGTCGTGGTGAAAAATTACCTGCTTCTAAGGGCGCTGGATTGACCGCCAAGGGGCGTGCTAAGTACAATGCAGCAACAGGCAGCAACCTTAAAGCACCACAACCCCAAGGGGGCGCACGCAAGGACTCTTTCTGCGCTCGAATGAGTGGTGTTCCGGGGCCAATGAAAGATGAAAAAGGCAAGCCTACCCGCAAGGCAGCGGCTTTAGCAAGATGGAAGTGCTGATATGGCTTTTTCCAATACGTACGGTCAGGTTTATCAAGTACAAACCATCATCGACCACGGTGCGCGTCGATGCGGGAAACTTGCTGAAGAGTTAACGTCTGAGCAGGTTCTATCGGCACGCCAATCGCTTGGCTTCTTGCTGTCAAACCTCATCAATCGAGGCATTCAGTATTGGTGCATCAACAAGCAAGTTGTGGGTCTTACCCCCAACAAGTACCAATACACCCTACCTGATGGGGCTGTAGACACGCTTAACGTCCTCTACCGCACCATGAATCGCCCG